ATCAAATAAATTATTCATTAAAAGTAAAAAATGATGGTATAGAACCGATATTAAATGTATCAACAAATGATTTATTGATAAGTATAACAAATACAGGAGAAATGGATAAATTAAGTTCAGATGAATTAATCCCAGTGAAAGATAAATATTCTGAAAAATATCCTATTTTATTAAGTCAATTAAGAATTGGAGAGGAAATAGAATTTAGTATGAAAGGTGTAATTGCTACTGGCGAATTAAATGGTATTTTTAATGCATCAAATACATATTACAAAGAAATATCACCAGAAAAATATTTATTAACGGTAGAATCAAACGGACAATTAAAAGAATATGAAATATTAGTTCGTGCATGTGAAATAATAATTGAAAAATTAAAATTAATATTGGAAAATTTAAAATCAGAACAATTAAATATGATGCAATCAAACAATTCTATAATTTTAGAAATTTTAAGAGAAGACCATACTTGTGGAGGAGCCATAAATTGGGTTTTACAAAATATGAAAGATGTAAAGTTTTCAGGTATCAATAAACCAGATTTTATGCAAAAAATTGTAAATATTGTATTGCAGACAAATGATGACATTACACCCGTATTATGTTTGGAAAAAGCAATTAACGAAACTATACATATTTTTCAAGACTATAAACAAGAATTTGTAAAATTATACAAAGGAACTAAAGATGTTTCTACAAAAGATGTTTCTACAAAAGATGTTTCTACAAAAGATATTTCAAAAAAGGAAGTTTCAAAAAAGAAAAAATAATTTTCTAATGATATAATGTATAATGTAATATTTATAGTGAAACAATAAAAGTAATAAAGCAACTATAAATTAAATTTTTTATATTTATAATTTAAAAATAATAAAGTTTTTTTGTAAAATTTTATTATTAGTATAATATATTATAGTATTATGTACCTATCAGAAATTGATGATATATTGAATCAGACAATTGATAAATTTTTATACACTTGGATAATTGAAACGAAAGGTGTAGATTTATTAAATTTTACAAAACTATCAAATGAGTTAAATTTTTTAAAATACCAGAAAGAGATAAATAAGATATTAGAATTTGCTATACAATTAATATCTCAGGAAGATATAACAAAATTGGTAACAAAGAACAATAATATATCTTTAATAAATAGTGTTATTTCAAAATATTTGGGTTATTATTTATTTCTTTTAATTGGTATAAATTATAGTGGAAAGATAGAGTTATTTAATAATAATTTGATAGAATTTTCAAGAAATCAGTCAAATTATAACATACGAATTAATAATTTTTTCAATTCAGAAAGTAATTCAAATATAATAAAAACAGTTGGAATAATCAATGAATTTAAAGATTATATTGAAAAATTGAAAGGAAAAAATACCGAAAATTTAATAGATTCATATTCAAATAATTTAAAAGAATTTTTTGAAATATATGAAATGGAAAATGTAAATAATTTTATAGATTTATTAAAAAATGATGACAAATCAAAAAATAAAATGTTATTGAACCATTTAATAATAAAATTAATGATATTTATTTATTTATTTAAGAAAGATGAAAAAAAAGATATATTTACTGAAATTGAAATGAGTGAAACTGCAAATGGAGAATTTATATTTATAGATGTTGTTGTTCCCAGAAGTGCATTTATAGATTATTCTGTTATTGAATCAATTTTAACACCAGCTGAACTAAAAACAAGTTTACCAGATATAATTTATAATTTAGTAAATGATGATTATGGAGAACAATTAACAGAAAATAAAAAATATTATACAGAATATGATTTAAAAATACAAAAATTATTAGATACACATTTAATAATTCCAATAGTAGATGATTTTTTGATGTATCATAAAGATAATGAAAAATACGAAAAACAAGGTGATAAAATGGAATCTCCAAAAAAAAAGGATGAAACAAAAATAAAATATATTATAAATAAAATAAATACTGCTTCTGATTTATATAAAAATCCAGAAGAGATAAGAAAATTATTTTATTTACCATTACAAAATCGTGAAGCAATATTAACAAATACATATGAAGACATTAAAATTTTATCCAAAATGAAAAATATTATAAAAATGAATGCAGAATCTGAAGATTTATTTTATGATTTATTGAATTATAGAATTTATCCATATGTATCATTTAAAGAATTCAAAAAAAACGGATTTAATTTTGCTTCTGATAATACACAAGATGCAATTAGAAATATTACTTTTACAGAAAGTAAAAAGAAAAAGAATACTATTTTACAAACAAGAATTTTATCAGAAAATATGCATGTAAATATAGTAGGTTTTGCAATAATAAATAATAAAGACAGTATTCAATGTTTGAATATGAGTAATTTTATTGATATATCAAAAGAAAGTAAAGACCCTTTAACAAGTTTTAAAGTGTTGATGGAACAAAAAATAAAAAATACAGTTATTCGTGATACAAATGAAGAACAAAAAATAAATTTGAAGAATAATTATTATTGGTTATTTGATGCAGAAAGAGATAATTACACTGTTCCATATTATGATATATCTCCAAAAATGCCAAAAAGTGAAGTAATTAAAATTGTTTCAGCACATTTATATGATTATACAGTTGAAGTTGTAATAAATTTGATAAAAGAAAACATAACAACAAATCAACCAAAATTTATAGATGAATATATAAATAATTTAGAAAAATATAAACAACGATTTCCAGATATAGAAAACATTCATAATGCGAATATTCTCAATGAATTAGAATATTTAATGTATTATGTAAAAACAATAAAAACGGAAGATTTATATGATTATAATGAAGATTTATTTCCAGGGTTATATGGAAATATACATAAATTACCATCAGCACCAACAAAAGAATTTTTAAAAATATCGACAATACGATTTAAAACAGATTTTAAAGATAAACAAAATGAAGATGAAAAAAAACTTGAAAATACTGAAGATTTTTCAATAACTTCTCAAAATTTTGAGACAACAGAAAATATCAATGGAGTGTGTCAACATATTATATCATGGGATAAAATAGCAGAAATAAAAAAAACAAGTCCATCAACATTTTCAAATTTAGTATATGAATTCGTTCAACAATATGTAGAAATAAATACGAGTTTAGAAAATATATGTAAAAGTTGTCATTCATCATTAAATATAAAAAAATATGTAAATGATGGTTCATTTGATGATGCTACACAAAAATATGTAACATTCAATGTTCAAATGGAAATAAATATTGAAGATTTACCAGAATTTGAAAAATTTAAAACATCAATAAGAAATATTGATAAAATTATTGAAAAATTTGCATCTATTATAAATATTCAGGGTTTAAGTGGTAATATTTCAGTAGTTAGAAGTAGAAGAAAGAATATTGTGAAAGATACAATGGTTTTATTATTACATCATAATAATTTTTTAAGAAAAAATTATCAATCCAATAGAGATAATTATATAGAAAGTTATGGTGTAAATAAAAAAATAAGTGGTTTATATGTTTTTGATTTAGATAATAGTATATTTATATATTCCAGTAAAGAGAAAGATTTCTATAAAATGTTTAAATTTAACAATATTTTGACATATATTTTGATATTATTAATATTAGAATTAAATGAAAATCAAATATTAAATTTTAATGATGATAAAGTATGTTCTTATTCAATATTTAAAAAAATAGGTTATTCTTTGTTTGAAGGACTTAATATATATATTAATAAATCTCACGATTTAAAACCAATAAAAGAATATCCTGTTTTGTGTTATGCTGTGTATTTAATGAGTTGTTTTATAACTAAATATAATATTTGGGCTGATACTTTTGCGACAACTACTGAAGGAAAAACACCAATTAAAAAATTTAATCCATTAATACAAAAAGCAATAATTCAAACATTTGTAGAATTATTTAACACTATATTTTTAATAAATCAAGAAGAAATTAAAAAAAATAAAGTTTATCTATATGAAATTTTAATGACTAAATTTTTTCAAAAATTAGAATTATATAAAAGTTTAACAATTATAAAAAAATTAGACCAAAAATATTTAGCAGAGGAACAAACAAATACTGATAAACGGGCATTATTTGATAATCAAGAATATGATTATATCCCTGAAAAAGATGCATTGACACCATATGTTTATAGTGATATTTTTGATAAATATAGTAAAATATATTATCAAAAAAGATATTTACCACCAATTTTTATAAAAAATTATATTGAAATGGTAAATGTATCAAATTTATCCAATTGTATGGAAGGGGTATTTCACAATTTTAAATCTAAAGGACAAAATTTAGAATGTTTAAATTGTAAAATAGAATTAGGTTTAGAAAAATATGTAAAAGATAGTTATACACATTTACATAAAACTGAAATATTAAATTATATGAAAAAATTAGCAGGTAAATATTGTATTGATGGAAAAATACATAATTTTGAATATATTTCAAAAAATGATACAACTGTTTGTAAATTATGTAAATATGTAAAAGGTGACAAAATTAATTATTCAGAAAAAGAATTATATAATATGTATGATATAATACAAAAAGTCATAATTAAAAATAATATTTTAGTGAAAGAAATATTGGATAAAAATAAAATTAATATTGAAAATAAAAATGATGTTATAAAAAGTTGTTTTGATAAAATTATTTATAAATTCCAAAAATATGATAATAATCTTACAAATTCTATTAATTTATTATTGGATAATATCCAAAAATTATTGGGGACTGAAATTATGATTGATAATAAATCACATAGCTTACATAATAATATTTATATTATAGATCACGATTTTAATGGTAGTAAATTAAATACACCTATTCAAATAAATGAAAAAGATAATAAATTTAGATTTGTTGAAAATCATCCATTTTTTAAAAGAGATGTATTAATTTATTCTTTACAAAAAAATACTAAATATGAAGCATTTTATGATGCATATGATAAATATTTATTAGGATATCGTGAAGTGAATAAAGAATTTAATGTTGTCGAAAAAACAAATGCAAAAATATTCGTAAATTATAGTATCAAAAATTTATTTTTAATGTTAGGTTTTACAAGAGAAAATATAAATATTCGTGATTTTTATCCAGAAATTTATGGAATGACTAATGAAGAATTTGAAAATTTCAAAAAAACATTTAAAATGAATGATTTACTTAATAAAATTGCTTCAAGACGATTTGAAATTATAAAAAAATTAGGTATTGAAATCAATACATATATAAATCGTTTTAAATTTAATTATCAAATTAAAATTATTGAAATTCCAACATTTTATGACCCTCATCCAAATCCAGAAAATGAACCTATCAATAATCCATTTGATATAATTTATAATAAATTTCAAAAAAAAATAGATAATAATATAACAACTATCCAAACAGACAAAAATATAAAACATTCATTTCTTAAATATATGGGAACTTTGAAAACATATTTACCATTTATGAAAATAAATGAAACTATTGATTATTCAAATATTGTCGATTATAATGTAATTCTAAAACACGATTTTTCTACTAATTTAGTTTTAAATTATATTATTGATGAAATTAATAGATTAATTAATTATAATCAAAGTAAAACCGTTAAAATGAATTTAGTCTTGTTTATTATTGAACTAACTTGGAAATTATTCAATTTAACAAATCATAATATTACAATGGCTGATAGAGATGTTAATTATTTTAATCAAATATTATATACAACTGATTTCTATCTTGAAACACAAACTCAAGATTTTATGATTGATGCTATTGATTATTATGGAACTTCTAAAGATATTGGTGAAATGACCGAAGAAGAAAGAACTAAATTTCAAGATGAAACATATGATGATAAAGAAGAAAAACAAGCTATTGATTATGGTGATAGTGAATTTGATATGGAAGGTATATTTGTATTAAATTCAAGAGCAGAACAAACTGATTTTACACAAAATAAATTTGAATAATGATTTGTTTATTTAGTAATTTGAAATATTATATATTTTCAAAGTCTTAAATTTTTTATTATAATATAAAATATAATTGACAATATTTTTTCTTTAATTTATTATATAACATTAAATTATAATATGATAAGAGTTATTTTAATAATTATAATTGCCCTAATCGTTTTTAAAATATATCAATTACAAACTTCAAGTTGTCAAGAAGATTTTATAAACATTACAAATCCATTTGTTGATGGACTTTCTCAATTTCAATTAGGTTCTATTCCAGATACTATTTTAGGTAATGATGATGATGATATATCTGAAGATTATGTTTCACAATCCAATAATGTTATAAAATCACCTACGCGATTAACTATTAATAAATCTAAACTTCAAACTCAAAAACCAAAATCAATTTTGAAAGATAATAATAAAACATCTAAAAAAAATGTTAAATTTGGATGCTCACAAAATAAATTAAATAAATTTTTTATGGAAACACAATTTAACGATTCTTATAGAGATGTAATGACTGCTTTTAATTCAATTTGTCCTGACCAAAAAATATTATATAATCTACAATCTTTACCAGTAACAACTGTTATGTATGATTTACGAAAAGAATTACCTCCTGCAGTTAAAAAATTAGTTGATAATTTTATTAATAAATTAAATCAAACAATTAAAACTTTACCTGAATCAGTCGATATTTTAAATACATATAACAATTATTTACCTATGACAGCAAATCTTAAAAAGTATGTTGAAAATAAAGGTATTAATAAATTTTATAAAGATATTGGTGTTGATTATAATTTATATGCTGATACTCCTCCAAATGCACCTGTCGAATTAATACAAATTTTAGGGGCAAGACGGGAATTTACTGAAGCAGAAACAAAATATATAATTACTTTCGCTTTTAAAAAAATATTGGAATCAGTTTCAGACCAAATGAAAATTACAGTTCATTTTGTTTTAAAAAATGACCCATTGGAAGCAGATAATATGTTCTCTAAAACAATTACACCTAAACTAACCCAACAAGTCGCTATTGAATTTATATTTACTGACGGATATTATACTAATGATTATAATGCAGATTACGACTGTTATGGCAATGGCGATAAATCTAAAAATGCTGGTAATAATGACGGCGATGATAATTTTTATTCATTTGATGCACTTAATAAAGATACTATGGTTTCAGATAATCAAGTTATTAAACAATTAAATAAAAAATTAAGGGAACATGCAATAGAAATGTCTAATTTTAATGTAAATATACCATATCCAATTTACCAAAATCCAGCAGATGCAAAACCACCTAAATTTGTGTAAAATAATTTCAAATTGCTACTAATTTTGTAATATATATAAACATATAAAATTATAAAAAATTATAAAAAATTACTTACAATCATCTAATTCATTATAAATTTCAAGAGTTCTGGCTGACGGGTCTTTTGCATCTCCTACCCATTTTGGTAACCAATAAAATGGAAGAATACCATATTGATTTGGATACATTTTATCATAAATTTCGTGATAATATAATGCTTCTTTTGTATGTGGTTTCACAAATCCATCATATTTTATAATACCTTCCTCAAAATATTCATCTGTCATTTGAGAATTTATTTTTTCTTGAATAATTTGATACCAAGATTTAGTATGTGCTGAAACACCATCTGAAAAAGCTTCTTTTTTTCTCCATAATACACTTTTTGGTAATAAATTTGTCATTTCAAATGATTTACGAAGCAACCATTTTTCACATTTTGCTGTTTTACCATCTTCATATGTATGAAGTTGTGGCGTTCTTAATGTTGTATCTATTGACAAATAAAAATTAACAAAATCTGTATCTAAAAAGGGAACTCTCGCTTCTAAACCATTTGAAGCAATACCTCTATCCGCTCGTAAAACATCAAAATAATGTATTGTATCTAATAATTGTAAATTTTCAATATGTGATTCAGTTGGGGTTGGTGCTTTGTGAAAATATAAATAACCTGCAGTCAATTCATCTGAACCATCTCCAATTAATAACACTTTAATATTTGTATTTTCAGAAATCCATTTTGAAATTAAATATTGTCCTGTTGTTGCTCTAATTGTCGTTATATCAAAAGTTTCGGTTATTTTTATAATTTCTTCTAATTTATTCAACCATTCTTCTTCTGGAATTACAATATTTGTATGGTCACTCCCTATGTGTTCTGCTACTAATTGTGCGTATTTTGCATCAGGAGAATCTGGCATTCCTATTGAAAATGTTTTTAAAGTTTTACCTCTTTCTTTTAGAATTTTTGATGCAATCGCTGAAACTAAACTTGAATCTAAACCTCCAGATAATAAACACCCAATTTCTCTATCAGAATCTAACCTCTTTTCAACCGCTTTTGTAAATAATTGTTGTGTTATTCTATATACATCTAATAAATCTGGACGTCCTATTATTGGCATATTACCAATTCTATAATATAATCCTGATGTATAATATAATTTTTTATCATCTTGCATTCCTCTAATATGCATCCAACTACGAGGTCTAAATACTTCAACTTTATTATCATCTTTTAATTTTATTAATCCTTTCATTTCAGAACAAAATGCAAATGTATTTTCATCAATCATTGAATAAAATAAAGGACGAATACCAAATCTATCTCTACCAAGATATATATTATAACATATTTTATTAATTTCTAAATCTTCATAAATATCATAAATAGCAAATGCAAATTCACCATCCAATTTTTTTGTTAAATAATCTATTCCATAACGAATAAATAATGGCAATATAATTTCACAATCTGAATGTGATTTTAAAGTATAATTAGTTGATTTTAAACATTCCGTAAATTCATCTGTTTTTATAATTTCTTTATAATTATATATTTCACCATTACACATCGCATATATTGTTCGTAATACTTGTCTTCCAGTCCCATTGTCAGTCATTTTATATGAAAAACTAAATGGTTGGTCTCCTTGAATACTTGTATCCATTATAGCCAATCTATGAAATCCAATTTTATAGTTATTATTGTCTATATATATAGAACGGTCGGGTCCTCTATGTTTAATTTTCATAAATGCACCATGTAAATCAACAACTGGTTTGTTAGAAGAGTTTAAAGTTAAATATCCCCAAATGCCACACATAATATTATACTATAATTTCTATAATATTATATTGATTTAATTATATTTTCAATATTTTTTCATATAATCAAAAAATTGAAATTATTATTTATTATAATATATCATTTAATCAATTATATACTATATATATGGAACGTATTCTCTATTATTCTATTGAATTTAAATATGATGATATGATTAAATTAATTCAATCTTCTCTCCCTGATATTACATTCTTTATTAAAAAAGATGATAAAATTGAACTTTATGATGGTTCCGTATTTGAATTAGAACCTGCAACTTTGAGTTTAGCCAGTCATATTGAAAAACTTAAAAATAATGATGTTTTTATTATTTATAATAAATCATTGTATGTATTAAATCCAGAATTTCATATTACTACACTTTTTACTGGAGGAAAACCTCACGAACATACTGCAGAAATGGAAACCCTCGTCAATAGTGAAGTCATTGTAAAAATTAATAAAATTGCTTTGTCTTCAAATTTTATTGTTTTTGGGGTTGAAACAATCCAATTTGAAGATGATTCCGATATTCCGTATTATGGTAATCCTATAAAACATATTACTATTGCTTTAAATAAATCTGGAAAACGAGTTTTTCCTAAAGATTCTTATACTGCTCTTACTGATATTGATGCTTTACGAATTATTGAATTAAATTTAACTATTCAAGGTAAATGTAGCAAAGTAAAATAAATTTTTTATAATGAAATTATATATTTATACGCAATTAAGATTATGATAAAAAATATTTTTTAAATAAAATACATCATAATCTTAAATGCGTATAATCTATTATTTATAAAATGTTTAATAGTTATAAATTGTGCGGAAATTTGTTGTGTAAAAATAGATTATACATTTGTATTATATTCATATTGTTTATATATAATAGTTTATTACACATAAACATCCGCGACAAATCGTTATATATTGTAAAAAAATTGAATTTTATTATATTTGAAAATATTTATATATATACAAATAATTAGACTATCAATCACATTCATAATGTCTTCAAGTGTCCCTATTTCTATTGTGGAACTTGTCAAAAGGATTAGTATTGTTAAGGATACTACTACAAAGACTGTTGTTTTTGTGGTAGATATTTCAGGTTCAACTGGAACACAATTTATTACAGGAATGAATATTTTGGAAAAGGAAATGAGTATTGTAAGTGAATACATTCTTTCAAATCCAGAAAATATATATAGTATGTATTCATTTGATACTATTTGTGAAAAACATCCAATTCACATTATGCAAGAAGAAGGCTTTGTTGATTTACCAAATCTTGCACCAAGAGGTTCAACTGTTACACATTTGCCATTACAAGAAATTAATAAATTATCAATTAAACCAGATGTTGTAATTTTAATTACAGACGGACAAACTAATAGCCATCCTGCAGATTTGAAAAGAGAACTTCAACAATTTGTCGAAAAGAAAATTCGTTTTGAAATTATTGCTGTTTCTGCAACAAATACAAATATGAATACAATTTCACAAGCAGAAGAACAAAAAATACCAGGGATGGATTTAATTAATTTTTTGTTAAATTCTATTGATAAAATGACAATTTATAATCAATTTCATAAAGATGTTCCATATGAAGGGGCAACCAGTTCAAATATCAATAAATCGCATTTAACATTTTTAGGTTGTCAAGTAAATGGAAGAGTTTTTGAATATCTTAACAAACTACTTGAAACAATGGAAACATATCGTGGAATGATTGATTGGGGTATTGGTGATATGCAATTTAAGAAAATGTTAGTAGAGTTTGGAAAATTAATGTCTGTTTATTTTGTATCATTTCCTCAAGAACATTATTTCATTTTGAATACAGTGAAACGAATTTTTGAAAGTTGTTGTATTTCTGGAATGACTGAAAACCGTGTTTTGAAAATGATTGAATATGGTTTTAATTGCACTAAAAATAAACAACCTATTCTCTATACAAATTTTGAACAACATATCAAGGAAGCAACTGTTAAACAAGCAGAATTTAAGGATGCAATCAAACAATTACAAACTATTGGAACTACTTTGAATTGTAAAAAAACAATATGTATTCCTATTAATGGATTATGTATTATTAATAATAATGTTCTACCAATGACACAATCACTTGGGGTATATCCAAATTCAAGAGATGAATTTGGAAATATTTATTTTGGTTGTGATGATGGTGTTGATGGACAAGCAACTCGTATTGCCATTCGTGAATTATGTTCTAAATTTGGTGGTTTTATTGATAGTCGTGGTGCAGAACCAGCATTTTATGTTTTGAACCAAATGAGTTTGATGTTTATTAAGGGTTTTGAATTGGATACAGAACACTTGATTGAATTACGAAAATTGGCAATTATTCAAACTTCAATGGAAGTTATGATTTCTAAAAATAAATATGATGGTATTGGACTATATAGACAATGGAAAGTTGGACGACAACTTGCAACACATTATGAAAGACCTACTAATTTTCATAGTCAACTTTGTAGAGATACAAAAATCAATCCTTTACAACTTGATGAACCATTGTGGTGGGCTTTAATGATGTCAATGTTGGGTTTATTTGAAGAACAACGAAATGTTTATGATACTGCACTTATGGCATATGGTATTACAACAGAAACACAATTTCATAATTATATTCGTGAAAATTTTAAAGATAAAATTATTGGTAATATTGAATTATATACTGTGAATGAAATGCCTGTTTCAATTTTTACACTTGATAATTTTGAAACAACTGAAAAAGTATATTATTTAAAAAACCATTCATCTATTAATGGACTGTGTAAAACACATACTTATTATTCTCAAACTGAAATTGAAAACTATGTTTTAGTTAATGGTTGTGTATGGTGTCATCATATTCCTACTTTGGCAGATTTTGAACTATCAAATATCAATAAAATCAACCATTTTGATGAAATTAAAAAGAAATTATCAACTTGTTCTAAATTATATGTCCCTGTAGATATTGTTGCTTCATCTATGTCATTTATTCCTAATACCAAATTTAGAATTAATATGGTTGGTATTACTGGTGCAGGTAAATCTACCGTTTCAAAAATGATTTATGATTTGGTCACTTCTAAAGGTGCAAGTTGTTTAATTGTTAGTGCAGATAAATGGTCTAAAAAGGGTCATAAAGGAAAACAATTACAACAATCAATTCAACAAGAAATTAAACAATTTGATACAAAAACTACAAAATACAAATTTTTAATTGTTGATATTTGTAATGAAAATGGTATCACAAATGATTGTTTTGGATTTAATACATCAAGTTATACATCCATCAACTTTTTTCCAAATTTTGATAAATCAAGATTTGATGAATATCAATGTTGGTGTCTTCGTAATGTATTGAGACGCCCAATGCATACAGAGACAAGTTTATTCTGGCTCAATCCAGAATCCGCTGGTGTATCAACTTGTATTAAAGTCCATAATATGAAAACAAATGGACTAAAAAAGCAACTTGGTATTGGAAGTTATATGGTTTTAGATGAATTATTTACTATGGAACAAGTAATGACTATTATCGGTGATAAAGCATTGGCTTATGAAACCTTTTTAGCAACAAGAGATTTAGAAAAATCTGTTTTTGATTTAATTAAAACTACTAATTTCCCTTTTGAATAATTTTTTATATAAAATATAGTTTATCTCATTTTTATCCAAAAAATGATAAAAAAATGAATGAAAGCCCTAATTCTTCAATCTCTGGCTTTGTGTCCTGTCCATCCTGTCATTAGGCATTGAGATACTTAAGAGTGTCTGGTGCCTTCTTGTCAATGATGGTTTCAAGACCCTTCTGGGTTTCCTCAAGGAACTTGAGATTTTCCTCATGTTCCATCTGTTCCTTTTGTTCCTTGTGGAATTCCTCGCGTTGTTTTTTCCTAAGTTGAACCTTTCGCATCTTGCGTTGGGACTTTTGAAACAAGGAAAGAGAATAACGGGGCATCGTGTGTTGTTTGATGATGCTATGTGATATTTATATATTATAAGCCTTTCAATATATAATATATTTCAATTTTTTGTGATAACTATGGTTGAATATATAATAAACTTGCATTATTGATAGAGTAAAAAATATGTATAATATAATATATAATAAATGAAACTATATATTAGTCAAGCAATATTTGATGATTGGGTAATAGCATTAAAAAATTATTCATTTATAAATTACATAGAAAATGATGAAAAAATAGAATTATCAAATTACAAAATAATTCCAATATGTAAAAAAGATTTCATAAAACATAGTAATAAATTATTATTTACAACTGAAATAGATGTAATAAATATTTTAGATAATAAAGCGTTATTTGCCAAATTTATGATGGAAAATTTCAATAATTATATACCTGAAACAGTATATTATAATATAGATAATATTCAAATTTACAATACCAATAAAATATTTAATAAAATGATACAAAAACCGATATATGGTTATTCATCGGTAAATGTAAAAATTGTATATGAAATAGAGAATATTGAAAATACAATAATTTCTAATTATATCATTCATAATGTAATATATTCAGGACATTTTTTATATATAAATGGAACATTATTAGATAAAATATATTTTTATAGAGAAATACCTCAACATTGTTTATATAAAGGTAGAATAATAAATTATAAAATAACGGAAAATATAAGTTGTGATGATAATATATTTATAGAGATACTTAAAAAAATAAATTATTCTGGGTTCTCAAATGTAGATTTTACAATTTGTAATAATAAAATTATAATTTTTGAAATAAATCCACGAATTGGAGGCAGTTTAATACATAACCAAGAAATATTAAATAGATTTATAACAAAATTAAATAAATATTATGAACTTTACACATAATATTTTTATTAAAAACATTATAAGAAATGTTATTTTCTTAACTTTTTTTAAAAAAAGTTATATTTTAAGAACATAAATGGTTAATAATTATTCTATATAAACTATATATACTATAATGTATATTATAGTATGATAAATATGGGAGGTTTAGCTTTAAAAAATTGATTTAAAAATAAAATATATATAATATTATATATAACACAATATGGAAAAATATACCATCTTAAACAAACAAATGAATGACACTACAAAAAAAGAACTTGATTTTAATGAAAAAAATATTATAATGGATGATATAAAAGACAGTAATAAAAATATATTTGAAGATATTAGTAATATTTTTTCAGAAAATATTGTTAAAAGCAATATTATAATAGTAGATGATAATCAAAATAATGGTAAAAATAGTGTTTCAAACAATGACAATAATATACCAAAAAAAAATACATATTCGTTTCCAGAACATTATTTTATACCAGAATATATGGCAGAATCTACAATAAAAATTTTAGAAATAATAGAATTTAATAAATTATTAAATATTAATTTTCCATATGCAGAAACATTTATGAATTATGATTATAAAATAAAAAAAATTTTAAGATATATGGATGCAATAAAAAAAGATGGAAACTATGTTTTAGATAATTTAATAAAATGCAATAATTCAAAATGTAATCAATGGATGCCAGAACATTGTTTTATTGATAAATACAATAGAATTGTTAAATGTTGTATAGTTTGTCGCATTCACGGAAGAATTAAAGATAAACGCGAACAACGAAAAAAATCTAAAGAAGAATGGATTGAAAAAAACTATGACAAATGTGCGATGTATTGGCAAAATTACAGAGGTAGAAAAATTGAAGAAATAGGTGTTGACAAATATTTGGAAAATAATGCTAAAACTTTTAAAGAATGGAGAAATAATAATCCTGAAAAAGTAAAAATTTCAAATAATGAAAGAAGAGAAAATATAAATTATCATTATCAAAATTATATAAGAGATGCAAATAAAAAAAATATAAATTTTGAATTATCATTTGATGAATTTGCAGAAATCGTTACACATATATGTTATTATTGTGGAAAACTTCAAGACAAAAATCTAAATGGTATAGATAAAATGGATTGTAACAGTGGATATATCAAAGATAACTGTGTAAGTTGTTGTGAAATGTGTAATTTTATGAAGGGAACATTAACAGCAGAAATATTTTTAAAGCGAATAGAACACATATTGACATATCAAGGTTATATTAAGGGTAATTTGTATCCAGAATATTTTGCAAACCATTTATCTGGAAATTATGATAGTTATGAAAAACGGGCAAATAAAAAAAACATTGAGTTTAAAATGACAGAAGAAGATTATTATACTTTAATTTTAGAAGATTGTTATATTTGTGGTAAAAAAACGGATGGTTTTCATATAAATGGAATTGATAGAGTAAATAATGAAAACGGTTATTATCTTGATAATATTGAACCTTGTTGTGGTGAATGTAATTTTATGAAAAATAAATTTAAATTAGCGGATTTTTTTGATAAATTACGAGATATTAAGAAATACAAATTAATAGATTTTGAGATTATTAATTCAAGATTTAAATATCAAAATATTGTAAATCAACGAAGATTTTATAGCAAATTAAAAACAATTAATAATACAGAAGAATTTAAAAATTTTTTACGAGAAAAATATAGAATTAAAAAAGAAATTTATAAAAATAAAAATATAGTAGATGAAGAACAGATTAATAATAGCAAACGTTCTCATCTAAATAAAAAATCACCAGAACAAATTAAAGAAGAAGCAAGAATAAGAAAACAAAAACAACGAGAAAGATTGAAAGAAAAATATGGAGATGAAGAATATAAAAAAAAAAGAGCTATTGAAATAGCCGAATATCGTAAGAAAAAAAAAGAAGATGATAATAAAAATTAATTGATTATATATAACAGTTATTATATTTCAATTAATTTTTTATATTTAGTTTAGTTATTGAAATACTATATATTTGTAAAATATATAATTATATAATAAATTATTTTTTATATTGAACTCATAATTTAGTGAGTTCAAAACATATTATAGTTATTAAATATTATTTTTGGACTTTTAGTCACCTTAAAATATTATAGCCTTTAAACAAAATGTTTGGACTTTTATTTGACTTTATAAAATTATTTGTTTTTTTAATAATTTTACAAAATTATTAAAATATATTATTTATAAAATACTGAAACTATCAATCAAAACAGAAAGTCAAGTTCAGCATCAAATTGTGTATATAACAACATAAGAAATATATATAGTGTAATTATAGTATGATTTCAATATTTCAAGATTACTAAAATATTGTATTATAAAATTGTGATTTAAAATAATTTAGTGAATTCACCAAAATCATTTTCTTATATATTAAAATTTATAGGCAATAAAAGTAATTTGTAATTCAATTATTATAAAAATATTAGGTTGATTTGAGTTAATAATTACTGTCAGTCAATATACAAATAAAATATTTTATAAACATATTTTATTTAATACATTTTTATGGAAATGAATTAATTATTTTTATATCCAATTCATAATTTTAGATGTTAAAAATTGAACCATATAAACAAAAACAACAATAGTAAATAAGAAAAACTTATTTATTTAATAATATAAAAATATCATTCTACTAATAATAATTATGTAGGTCACAAATATTTTGTATCCTAATCAATTACTATATGCAAGCCCGCCCCTTATCGTTCATAATATTTCCACTTTTGTGAAAAATTAGAAAATAATAGCGAATTAATTTGTATCATAAATATGTGTTCTTTCAAACACAAATGGACTATACCTTAAGTCAATTCATTTTAAATTGACCCAAAACCATCTAGTCTCTGAACCTTCTACCATAATTTATTTTTAATCATATAGGGTAGCTTGGATGCGGATCGTCCAATCTTTGAAATTATTACTATTGGGTTCGGCAATTAACCGAGTTCCTCAAAAGCATTTCTGCAATTGAGTAGTATTCAAAGCTTGAGGAGTTTCCCGCAATTTGATTTTGTTGCTTGACAATAAAAAATATTATTGTAAACTAGCCAGTTATATATATTGAATAATCCGCATACAAGATTACACAATATCCAGAATTTACACCATTTTTCTAATAAAGTATTTTCTGGAAACTTTATTAGTGGCTGACTGTTTGGCACAGGTGGGTTTATGCCAGACATTACTCTTAATACATTGTAGTTAGTATCATAAATAAAACACTCAGAAGATGGTCCAACAATACTAAGTGCTGGAGGATTTCTTGAAGGATCAGCATATGGAGTATCAGTCCATAAATGTAAGATGAGTGTAGTGTTGTCAATACGAGATAAGTTGCATGTGCCACTGGGTTGATGTTGTTCAGGATGTAAAGAGAAGCTGAAAAGATTTACACCATCTGATGGAGTGGAACTATGGTAGTTATAAGTTTCAATCAAGTGGAAATATGCACCTTCACGCATATCAAAACGATCGTGTCCGTTTAATTGAATAAGACCTTGTTTGACAGGGTTATATTTGTTATTGATGAGTAACCCAGTGACAGTTTGTAAATTAGCCCAGACATCCATATCAGCGAAACCATTACCAGAAGCTTTGGCAGAATAACGGTTGTCAGTCCAGTTAGCAACAGGAACAGAGACATCTCGCACAGAAACACTTTGTTCCCAAGGTTTAACTTGATAAGTTAAAGTTCCTAATTTACCAGTTCCATCTTGATTGACTACATTGTAATAAACAATAACGGCAAATTTAGTAATGTAATCACCCAAGTTATAGTTAGGGGATTGAGGATTGGTAAGAACATCTCGTCTAAATTTGAAATTGACATTGGAAGAATCGGCAGATGGATTGACTTGGTTAAATAATTCCTTGGCATAATGAGAAGGAGGATTTGAATCATCTACACCTTGTCCTGCTTGATAAGTGAATACGGCAAATTTAGATTGGTTGCGGGTATTGGTATTGACGGGATTAACAGTGTTCCATTGGTCATAATTGACAGAAGAAATATTAACTTCAGGGAATGAAGCAGGGGTAGGAACAGGGATTAATGAAGTATCGGCAACTGTTACGGAACCAGAAATAACATTTTCCGCTGCATATTCTAAAGCAAGAGTCCAGTCATCAGAGTTGGAATAACAGAGGAATGGAGAATTCATACTGATATAATCCCCAGATTTAATATCCCAAATCAATTCCTTGGTAGGATGGTTAAAGTTGAGTTTAACACGAAGAGGGTTATTAACAACTGCTTCTTCACCAGTGTATTGAAGTTGATTAATCAAATATTCATGTCCTACTTGAGCAAATCGGCGTCGTTCTTCAGTGTCAATATAGACATAATCTACTAACAATGAAGCATCATTAAGAACACCAATACCATTACCAAGTTTAGATAAGTTCAAGTTGTTGCTATAAACAATTAAATCTTGGAATTGGTTTAATTGTATCCATAGACGAACTTCGTGGTATTGAAGAGCAATTAATGGAAGGGCAAGACCAGTATTTGTATTGCACCAGAAAACAAGGGGAACATAGAGAACATAGTTTTGAGTAAAGTTTCCTTGAGAATCAGGAGAACGGAGAGCAGTCAATTCATCAACATTACCAATCATTGCACGGTATGCTGGTTCAGTATTGACATCTTTAGTCAAATCGTGCCAAGTAGCCATCCAGTGTCCGTAGTGTTTATCAATTTGAGAACCACCAATTTCAAATTGGATGTAATCAATAATAAAGTGTCCTACTTCACGAGCCCAAGCAAATAAATATTTGGATCGTTCTAATTCAGTCATACCTGAAACATTCATTGAGACTTGTCCTAATTCAAGTCTTAAATACATACGAGTTACTAAATCTCCATTTCGTGTAATTGTAACAGTTACACGTTTACCAAAATCTGCAGTTCCATTGAGAGTTAATTCAACAGTTTCAATTGCAAAATTGGTGTATCGTCTATAGACGACTTTGAAAACGCTTATACCCCAAAGTTTCCAAGGGGGGCTAGACTATACCTTAAGCAAAATATATTGTGTAATATTAAATTTTATATAAAAATATATATTTTACCCACTAACATCTAGTCGTTGAACTGCATTCTGTTTATTAAATAATATTTAATAAATTTAGAACTTGGATGCTGATTTCCCATTCAAAATTAATTTAATAATTTTAATCTTCTATATTTTCACCATACCTGAGTTTTTACTCTCAGCCATTAGAATATTATCTATTCTAACTTGGTAATAGAAGTTTTAGGGGTTTCCAGCAGTTTGATAGTGTTGCCATATATAAATCATAATATATGACTAGCAATTGATGTATCATTATTTGGACGGTTAAATAATGATATGGACATCTAAAGGGTTTATCTTTGCACTTATCCATATAGTGCAAAGCCTATTGCTTTTCAACTCTTTATTCAAAAGTTATTTGTGGATTACCAGTAAGATACACATCTTGTGCACCATAAGCTACTAATTGCATTAAGCCTCCGCCCATAAGTTATTATATATTATAGATTTAGAAAAAAAAATTTTAATTTTAATCTAAAATAATTGAATTATATTTTTTAAATCTATATTAAAATTTTTTTATTTAAAAGTTTCTTTATTAATCGTATTATATATGAGTTCGCAATTTAGGTTTAAGCCTGACAAAATTAAGTATCTTAGCACGATAGATACATTAGACAGTTCTCATAAACAAATTGTTAATACGATTAACAAAAAAAGAGAAGATGTTCCATTAAAAGAAAAACAATTGAATTCTTTAAAAAATGATTTAAAAAAGTTAGATTTACGCAATTCACATATTGATGATTATATAGGTGCAAGGGCAAAATTAGTTGAAGAAATTGCTTTATTAACAGATGAAATAGAAAAAGCAGAAAATTATGAAGATGAATTAGAATATTATGAAAAAACCCACGAAATTTTATTTAATTATTATGATATAGTTGATGGACACAAAATTATAAATAAAATTTCTCCTATTACAGTTGAAGAGAAAAAAGAAATAATTGAACCTAAAGTTATTGTTGAAAAAATAACTGATAATAATTCTGTTAATAAAACAAATGATTGGATAATTGATGATATTGAAATTTTTAAAAAAAACAATGAACCATCTACACTTGATTTATTAAATCAATTTTCTAAAATGAAACGAAAAGAAAAAAATACTACTAAAAAAAGAGTTAAAAATGTTGAAACTCTTATCAAAGAAAATAATGTTAATGATATATATAATTATTTAGATGGTAATAAAACTACAGATATTACTAATAATATTTCAACTGAAATAAAATATGATAGGGCAAGTTTATTTAAAGATTATAAAATATTATTGGAAGGACATCCTACACAGAAAAAAATTAATAAACCTTGTAGAAATTGTGTCCCTCCAGTTGATAAAGTTTTAATGCATTATGAAGGAAATTATGTATGTTTAGTTTGTGGAGATGTTGAAAAATGTATTATTGAAAATGAAAATTCTAATTACAAAGACCCAATGATTGAAAAACCAACATTTCCATATAAACGAAAAAATCATTTTTGCGAGTGGATGAAAATATATTGTTTGATTTTACTAATTACTGCTCGTAAAAGTAGATACCAAATATCTGCTAGTCATAGATATATATAAAATATTTATGGCGACATAACCAAATTGCGGGAACATCTTTAAAATCATTAATACCAAGTTATTATGGTTAACATAATAATGGCTTATGCTAATTACATAAGATATGGTAAAAAGTTAATGAATTTAGACAATCCGCATCCAAGATTCAAAATGTATATTTTGAATACGGTTCAGAGACTAGATGGTTATGGGTTAATTCATTTTGAATTTAACTTAAGGTATAGTCCATTTATTGGGTTAAGTCAATTTCAAGCAAAAGAATCCACTGAAATTAATGAAGAAATTATTAATTTAATTAAAGCTGAAATTAAAAAACAACGAATTGTTAATGTTGAATATTTGGAACCTGAAAAATTTAAAAAAATTCTTAAAAATCTTAATTTAAATGATTATTACGAACATATTCCATATATTAAATCACTTATTACAGGAAAACCTGCACCTACAATTCCACGAGAAACTGAAGAAATGTTAAAAAAAATGTTTGAACAGATACAAATACCTTTTGAACGACATTGTCCATCAAATAGAGTTAATTTTTTATCTTATTCATATGTTTTACATAAATTATGTCAATTATTGGAACTTGATGATATTATTAAATGTTTCCCTCTTCTTAAATCAAGAACAAAATTACGAGTTCAAGACCAAGTATGGAAAAAAATATGTCAAGACCTTAAATGGCAATTCTATCCAAGTGTTTAAATTTCTAATTTTTATCAAATTTTATTTCAATTTTGATATCTTCATATAATAATGATATTATAGGTATATCATTTCCATATTTTAAATATAAATTTGTTGTATAATCACATTTACCACAAGCAATTGTTTCAAGTTGTTTTCTTAAATATTCATCTTGTTCTTTTTTAGATAATGGAGTATAATATGATATATATGGTAATCTATCAACATATTTTTTATCAAAATCATACCAACAATTATTACATTTTTTTACATAATTATTACAATTATTACATTTTTTTATTTTTTTATTACAATTTATACAATCCATTTTATTATAAATATTATATTATATTTTTATGATATTTTTTTATATATTTATATTATACAATGAATTCTGTAAATAATGAAACAGATAATAACTTAAAAAAACTTATAAATGATAATAACTACACAATTGATTTTAATAATTATCATTTAACTAAAATGATTAAATTTTTAATAAATTTTATTGCAATGTATATTTTTGTTGGAATATTATTGAATTATAATTATGAATTTAATAGACAACAATTTATTTTAATAATTTGTTTATTCTCATCTGTCCTTTTATATATTGTTGATTTTAATTATCCATTATGTAATGTGTCTATTTAATAAATTGACTTAAAGATTATTTAATTAAATTAATTATTAATGAGTTCAACAAATACTACAGAACAAGTAATTGTTAATGACAGTTGGGATGAAGACAAATCTTTTAGATTAAGAGTTAAAAAACAAAATTTCGCTGTTGTTTCAGTTTTAAGATTAAAAGATGGAAATTTATTATTTAGAGTTAGAGGTGTATTTGAAAATTATAATGATGCTTTAAGTCGAACCGATGAATTAAAAAAAACAGATAAAATTAGTTTTATTTTTGTTGGAGAAATGGGTAAATGGTTGGCTATATTTTATGATTTATCAAAAATGACAAGTGCTGAATCTGAAAATAGAAATGAATTATTGAATAATTATATGAAAAAATATAGAGATTGTCTATATTTTGAAGAACAAGAAGAAAAAAAACGAAAAGAAAATTTATTGTCTGGAGCAACTATTTATAAAGGGGAACATGTTGATAGTCTTGGAGGTGCAGTTGAAAGTAAAACTGATGAAGCCGAAAATTCTCCATATCTTGCTACTACATCTACTACATCTACTACATCTACTGTAGTAGATACAACAACTGTAGATTATTTAGATGAAGATAAGGCAATAAGACAACAAATAAAAAATCAAGATTTTTTTAATTGTTCTATTTTGAATGTAGAATCTTTTCCAGAAAGATTTAGAGAACAAAATAAAGATATGCCAGTTTGGGGATTGAAAATAAGAGGGGTATATGAAGAATATGCTGAAGCATCAGAAAAAGCAGAACATTTACAAAAAATTGACAAATTTCACAATGTATTTGTTGGAGAAGTTGGTAAAAATTATCCAGTAAATGTTGATGTATTTGAAATGGGAACAGAAGACCAAGTTTATAGAGAAAAATCATTATCAACTTATATGAAATCTACCAATTCAACTACTCACACTGAACCAGTTGATTTGGAAATTCCTTTAAATACACCTTCTGTAAAACCTCCAACCGAACAATCTGTTGTTCTGGAAAATATGGTAAATAATTTACCTGTTCCAGAGGCACAAACTGTTAGAACTTTTGAAACTGATACTACTGTTGAATTAGAACAGACTGAAAGTGAAACAAGAAAACTACAAACTCAATTAAATGAAAGTAATGCTAATCTTTCACAATTAGAAGAAAAATTGAGTAAAATTAATGAATTATATGCTAAATTAAAAATGAAATAAATACAAGTATAATTTTTATAAAAAAATATAATTTTTGAATGTTTTTTGTGTAATGTTAATAATACAGAAAAAACGAGTTGTATGTCAAAACATACTTTTTTCCACCAGTTCTGCGATTGTAGCGAACAGTGTGAGAGCATCTTCTGGCACAAGAAGGTTGTGTGTGAAATATTGCAGATACTTATCATAAGCATCACAATAATCGGCGATTGGATGTGGTTTATAGCATTCATCCACGAACCTTTTTGCCAGTTCAATAGTGTCAGGAGAACCTTGGTCTTGAGCCCACTTACGAATTTTCAATGTGTGAAGTGGAAATCCAAGGGTTTCCAAAATTTCAAATGTTGATGATGGAAAGATGCCCTTACACGAAACACACATTTCACCAGTTGGAACAGTTAGTGTTTCATCACACTTAGGACAACACCACGAGTTTGAAGGATTATCCATTTTTTGATATAATCTATATATAATATAGATATTTCAATATATATAATATTTCAATTTTTAAGGATTGAATAAATATATCAATACTATTTATATAAATAATATTTAATGAATTTAATAAAAGGTTTTTTTATAATAACTTTGCTTATAGGAATTATATTACTTGCAATGTATTTTATATTAAATAAAGAAGAAGGATTTACACAAAATATAATATATAAATATATACCAAGAACATTAAAAGAAGATGAAGAAAGTCCAATATATGTATCAGAAATATTTAAAACAATGTTTTCACAACCATCCGTATGGATTGATTCAATAAATAAAGACCAAGATAGAATGAAGGAAAAAATTGATAAATTCTTTATAAGTCAAATGTAAGAATTATTTTTTATAACCTACTTTTTCAATTTTATATTGTGGTTCATTTAATTTTTTCTTACCCATCATATCATTAATATCAAGTCCTTTATTTTTCTTTTTCCATAATTTATCATAATTATCATCGTGATGTTTAACAAATTGATTACATCCAATCATACCAACTGGTTCATTTTCTGCTTTATACCAAAATACTTTATCTAAAAAACAATCAACAGCACCACGATTTACAATTACCATTGAACCAAAATTTGCAGTTAATTCTTTAAATACTAATCTAAACGAATCAAATGTAGGGAACATTCCTGCATAATGATCGTATAATCGTTTTAAATTTGAATAAAAATCTTCTTTTAACAAAAATATATAATCAAAATTACAACGTAATTCAGGACTTATACCCAATGGAAATTGCATTGTAAGCATATACATCAATTGATAATGTCTACCATTAAATAATAATTCCATAATTGGTTGATCTTTCATCCACGAACCTTTTTTGGATAAACAATCATCCATAAGAATAAAACCTCTTGCATCAATTGGGCGTTTTCCTTGTTGTTCTCTATCCATTTGTTTTTCAATCATAATATCTTGTCTATAAAGTAATTTTTCTATTGTTTCACTTTTGTATTCATAGTGAATATAAGAATCTGGAAAAAAATCAGAATAAAATGGTGGATTTGCCATTCGTTCTGTTGGGGCAATTATTAAGCCTACTGGTATATCTTTAAAATGTTTTAAAATTGACCTACAGACCCACGATTTACCACTTGCGCGTTTTGCTATCATTACAATAGCAGGATTAGGGCACATTGAATCTAATTTAAATTCTTTAACTGAAAGAGATTTTTCACCATTGAAATTTATTTTTTTAACTCCACTCATACTTTATATAAAATATGAATTTAAAAAAAAATTAAAATTTTATTCCAAATTTAGCTTTATTTTTATGAGCCACGAAAATATTTGAATTTTGAACTTTACCTTCTGTTATTTGTATTTTTTCAATTTGTTGTGGCAATTCTTGAATATTTTCTCTTATATTTATTATATTATATTTTTCTATTGGTATTATATCACTTACTTCTACTATTTCATCTTCCCAACATACAAAAATATATAATATTAAAAATATTATTCCAGTTGCTATTATTGTCTTTGGAATATTCCCACCATAAATATTTTCTCCTTGTTGTATTATATCATAATTTATGATGAAATATATCACTACAAATAAACATAATATTATAATCAATGAATAATTAATCATAATTTCTTTATAACAGTTATCATTCATATTGTATTATATATAATTATACATATAAATTTTTATAGATTATTTTATTAAATTCGTAAAATAATTATTATATCCATTCACTTTATCGTGTATTGTATTGGATTTGTTTTTGATTATTTGCACTTTCCGTTTTCTTATATTACCACCTATTTGAGGAGTTTTTCCAAAATCATCATATATTTGTTCTATATGATTTTTTTTTATTGGTAATGGACTTATTAAATTACTCGCTGTTTTATGTGTTTTACTTGTTTTACTCGTTTTACTCGTTTCTGAATGTTGATTGTTATTTAATACAATTTCTAATTCTCTTCTTTTAT